AATACCCATACTCTTTAGTGAAGAAGATAGACTAGGCGGTGATGACGCATTGACAAGTGTACTAGAATATGGTATAGTAATAGCACAAGTCGGTACTAATAACATAAACAAAAATTCTGTACCAAGAGGTGTTGCGAAAATCAATGACCCTCTACCTTTCTTATTTGAATGGGGTGGAATGTTAGGCCCAATAGAACTATTTGGAAAGAACGCTAGCGGTGTTGGTGTATCGAACACAGCGCCTGAAATAGATGGTGTTACTAGACGTATACCACTACTTATGAAGATAGGAGAGAACATCTATCCAGCGATGGCTATAGAAGTCATACGGGTGGCTGTAGGCGCACCTAGTTATCAAGTTAAGTCAGGTGACGCTGGTATTATAGCTATGAGAGTACCCGGTTTTGATACAATTAAAACAGATGCTAATAGTAGAATATGGTTAAGATGGAACAAAGATTACGAAACTATATCAGCGAGTGAAGAAGATTTTAGTAAGTTTGAAGGTAAGACAGTTATTATAGGAATGAGTGCTGAAGGACTTGCTGGAATTATTGCTACACCTATTGGTGAGAGATATGGTTATGAACTTACAGCCTCAACTTTAGATACAGTATTAGAAGGAAAAAATATAGAAAGAATAGATGTTAGTTTTTTACTAGAACTTGTAGCGTCATTTGTCTTAGGTATAATATTAATATTGATTACAAGATTTTTACCTTATTGGGTTATAGGAATAAAACTTTTATCTTGGTACATTGCCGCAGTGTGGTTAAGTCATTATTTCTTTACAACACATTTAATGTTAGTAGATGTAAGTTGGATTTTAGTTACAATAACCATCGTAGGATTTCATAGTGTATTCTTACGTTTCATATTAGAGTTTAAATTAAAACAACAAATCAGAAAACAATTTGAAAAGTATTTGGATCCTAGACAAGTTGCTATACTTGTAAAGAATCCAGACAAACTAAAACTTGGTGGTGATAGAAAAGAGATGTCATTTTTGTTTATGGACATTGTAGGGTTTACTCCTATTTCTGAATACTATAAAAACAAAGACGATCCTGAAGGATTAGTTGCTGTGATAAACGATTATCTAAATCGTATGAGTCAAATCGTTTTAAGAAACGGTGGTACCATTGACAAGTATATGGGTGATTGTATTATGGCATTTTGGAATGCACCATTAGATTGTCACAATCACGCAGAAATGGCTGTGAAGACAGGTATAGAATGTGCTATAGAAACTGATAAGTTAAAGAAAGAATTTAGGGAGAAAGGTCTTCCTGATATAAACATAGGTTCTGGTGTCAATACTGGAACTTGTATTGTCGGAAATATGGGTAGTGAAAACCGATTAGATTATTCTGTTATAGGTGACTCGGTAAACTTGGCAGCTAGACTTGAGGCTGCTACAAGAAATTATAGAGATGAAAATGGAAAGGTTACACCTTTAATTTATTCTTCCTATACAAAAGAACAACTGAAAGATATTAAGTCTATTGAGCTAGATAAAATTAAGGTTAAGGGTAAAGATGAGTTGGTAACCATTTATAAACCAGTAATAAACTTAATGGAGGGTTATGACCTTACTTCAAAAGAGAAAGATCAGACTACTAGTAAAAAGGATAATAAGAAATGATAAACAAAAAAAATTATACACACTCAATACACATTGGCTCAAAATTAAGAAACAAAAACTGCGAAGAAGAAAGAGAACATTTATAAAACTCTGGAAGTTAAAAAGACTAAATACACTCAGAAGATACCAACTGGCTTCGTAATAGACTTGACTTCCACAAAAAAATAAATATAATAGAGCTAATATATCAATCAATGCTTTAAATGCATATGACCCATATGGGAACTTAAGCTTATTATAAACGTCTTTAACGAGATAGAACTATGGCAGATACAACAGAAATAAAAGTAGATATAGAATCTTTAAGAAAAGATATAGAAAATGTCAATACTATTAATGGCAGAATAGATACTGCGATTGATAGGTTAACAGATGTATCTACTTCTATTAAATCCATGTTAGCCGTACACGAAGAAAAGATTACAAGACAAGAGAAGATTGACGAAGTAATATTTGACAAGTTGAAAGATAGACAAGAAGAAATTACTGATGTTTATAGAGAGTTAAAGAGAGATGTGGAAATGAGTGAAAAGAGATTACTCATTGAAATTAAGTCATTAAAGAACGATATAGGCGCTAGAGTAGGTGTTTTAGAAAAATACAGGTGGATTATCATAGGTGGAGCGATTGTTATAGGGTGGATTTTATCAAAGAACTTTATGCCATTAGTACACATGATGGCCTCAAATTAGGGTTGACTTTTTTGATAGATTGTGTTATTATGAAGGTGTGTTATGTCAAGTTATATAGATTTAAAGTATATCTCTAATTTAAAGAGTCGTTTACCAGGGTTTAAACAGAAGAATGATTATCTGTTTAACTTCAGGTGTCCACATTGTGGCGATTCGAAAAAATCAAAATTAAAAACAAGAGCATATTTGTATCGTGTAAAAAATGATATGTTCTTCAAGTGCCACAATTGTGGTATGGGTCAAAACTTATCTAACTTTATTAAGTTTGTAGACCCAAATATGTATTCTGAATATCTATTAGAAAGATATAAGAAAGGGGCACCAGCGACACCGAAGCCTCAGTTTGATTTCAAACCAGCGTTTGAAGATAGAACTATACTTGATGATTTGAAAAGTATAAAACAATTAGATGATGAACACCCAGCTAAACAATATGTTTTAAAGAGAAAAATACCTAGTGAATTTTTTGACAAGTTATTTTTCGCTAGTAAGTTTGGCGCTTTAGTAAACAAAGTGAAACCAAATACCTATGGGGAAAAAGATCACCCTAGGTTAGTAATACCTTTTTATGATACGACAGGAAAGCTATTTGCTTTTCAAGGTCGTGCTTTTGGAAATGAACAACCAAAGTATCTTACGGTAAAACTAGATGAAAACAAACAAAAAGTTTATGGTCTGGAAAGAATTAATTTTCAACGACAGGTTTATATCACAGAAGGTCCGATTGATAGTTTATTTGTTGATAATTGTCTGGCTGCTGCTGGCGCAGATTTAATACTAAAAAACAAAATTAAAAATGAAGAAGTCACATATATATTTGACAACGAACCAAGAAATAAAGAAATAGTAAAACGTATGTATGATGTGGTTGAGAAAGATTACAACTTGGTAGTGTGGCCAGAAGATATGCGACATAAAGACATTAACGATATGATTATGGCAGGGTTGACAAAGACCGAAGTTTATGATATTCTAAATAGAAACACTTACTCAAAACTTTCTGCATTAACAAAATTAAACGAATATAAAAAGGTATAGGGGGATACAAATGGTTGAAACAATAAATGTTGTAAAAAGAAATGGTCGTGGTAAAGAACCATTAAACATTGAAAAGATACATGAAATGGTTGAGTATGCATGTGAAGATATAAGTGGTGTATCATCTTCCCAAGTAGAAATGACTAGTGGCCTTCAATTTACTGATGGCATTACAACAGACGATATTCAACATATCCTTATCAAATCAGCAGCAGATTTAATTTCTTTAGATAATCCTAACTACCAATATGTTGCGGCAAGATTATTACTTTACGGACTGAGAAAACAAGTCATTGGAAGACTTTGGGACCATCCACATATATTTGACCATGTTAAGACAGCTGTAGATAAAGGTGTTTACGATAAACAAATTTTAGAAAAGTATCAAAGAAAAGATTTTGATAGAATGGAAAATTGGATTACCCACGAAAGAGATTATACTTTCACATATGCTGGGTTAAGACAAGTAATAGACAAATATTTAGTACAAGATAGATCAAGTGGTGATGTATTTGAAACTCCGCAATTTATGTATATGTTAATCAGTGCCACAATGTTTGCTGATTATCCAAAAGAAAAGAGAATGACTTATGTTAAAAAATATTATGACGCAATTTCACAATTTAAAATTAATATTCCTACGCCAGTTATGGCGGGTGTTAGAACTCCTCTCAAACAGTATGCAAGTTGTGTTCTGGTTGATACTGATGACACTTTACCTAGCATTTTTTCTAGTGATATGGCTATTGGACGTTACGTTGCGCAAAGGGCTGGAATTGGTATTAATGCTGGTAGAATACGAGGCATCAATGCGAGGATACGAGGAGGTGAAGTACAACACACCGGTGTTATTCCTTTCCTTAAAAAGTTTGAGGCAACAGTTAAGTGCTGCACTCAAAACGGAGTTAGGGGCGGTTCGGCTACTGTTCACTTCCCTATTTGGCACCAAGAGATAGAAGACATTATTGTTTTAAAGAACAACAAAGGTAGTGAAGATAATAGAGTTAGAAAATTAGATTACTCAATACAAATATCAAAAATATTTTATGAAAGATTTATACAAGAAGAAGAAATAACTTTATTCTCACCACATGAAGTACCAGAGCTATATGAAGCTTGGGGTACACCAGAGTTTGATGATCTGTACTTAAAAGCAGAAAGAAAAATTAGTATTAAGAAAAAGAAAGTAAGTGCGCAAGAATTATTTTTTGCTATTCTAAAAGAAAGAGCAGAAACAGGTAGAATTTATATAATGAATATAGATCACTGTAACTCTCACTCATCATTTAAAGATATTATTAGAATGTCAAATTTATGCCAAGAGATCACACTTCCTACTGATCCAATCCAACATATAGATGGCGAAGGTGAGATTGCCCTTTGTATTCTATCAGCTATCAATGTTGGAAAGATAGAGGAACTAGATGAACTAGAAGAACTATGCGATCTAGCTGTTAGAAGTTTAGACGAAATAATAGATCATCAAAAGTATCCAGTAATGGCAGCAGAAATATCTACAAAGGCTAGAAGAAGTTTAGGTATAGGTTATATTGGTCTTGCCCATTATCTAGCAAAACAAGGATATTCTTACGAACAAAAATTAGGTTGGCGTCAAGTTGATAAATTAACAGAGGCGTTTCAATTTTATCTATTAAAGGCAAGTAATGATCTAGCAAAAGAAAAAGGTCCTTGTGAATACTTTAATAGAACAAAATATTCTGATGGTATCTTACCAATAGACACTTACAAGAAGGAGGTAGACGAGGTTGTAACCAGAAATCTATCTTATGATTGGGAGTGGATTAGGAAAGAAATTAAAGAGCACGGACTTAGACATAGCACACTCTCTGCTCAAATGCCATCAGAATCTTCTAGTGTGGTTTCTAATGCTACTAACGGTATTGAACCACCTAGAGATTATTTAAGTGTTAAAAAAAGTAAGAAAGGTCCATTGAAACAAGTGGTACCTGACTACAAAAAATTAAAAGGTAAATATACTTTACTATGGGATATGAAATCAAATGAAGGTTATATCAATGTAGTGGCTGTAATGCAGAAGTATTTTGACCAAGCAATAAGTGGTAACTGGTCGTACAATCCAGATCACTTTGACGAAAACCAAGTACCATTGTCAGCAATGGCACAAGACTTATTAACGACATATAAATTAGGTTGGAAGACTTCTTATTATCAAAATACATATGACGCTAAGAAAGATATTGACGAACCAGCCCACCCTATTGGGTTTGTAGATAATGTACCAGAAGGACTAACTAACGAAGATGAGGATCCAGAGAACTGTGATTCTTGTACAATTTAAGAAAGTATAAATAAAACGCTATGGGAAAATCAGTTTTTAATAAAGGGAAAAGTATCAACTTTTTAAAGCAACCAATGTTCTTTGGAGAGGACCTGGCTGTACAAAGATATGACTCAATGAAGTATCCTATCTTTGATAAGCTAACTCAACAACAACTTGGTTATTTTTGGAGACCTGAAGAAGTGTCTTTACAAAAAGATAGAAACGATTACCAAGAATTAAGACCAGAACAAAAAGACATATTCACTTCTAACTTAAAGTATCAAACAATGTTGGATAGTGTACAAGGTCGTGGTCCATGTTTAGCATTTTTACCATTTTGTTCTTTACCAGAACTAGAAGGTTGTATAGTAACATGGGACTTTATGGAAACAATCCATAGTAGGTCTTATACATACATTATTAAAAACTTGTACTCTGACCCTAGTGAAGTATTTGATACTATTATTAAAGACGAGAAGATAGAGAAAAGAGCTAAAGCAGTTACTGAATGTTATGATGATTTAATACTTACAGGTCACAAATGGCATTTAGATAAGAGTAAAGTTGATGAGTATGAACTAAAGAAAAAATTATGGAAAGCTTTGATTACAGTAAACATATTAGAAGGATTAAGATTTTATGTATCGTTTGCTTGTAGTTTCGCTTTTGGTGAACTTAAATTATTAGAAGGATCAGCAAAGATTATTTCTTTTATCGCTAGAGACGAAAGTCAACATCTAGCAGTTTCACAAAGAATTATAAACAATTATAGAGATATAGAACGAGACAAGATAATGGACAAAGTTATTAAAGATACTGAAAAAGAAACGTATCAAATGTATGATGACGCAGTTGGCCAAGAAAAACGATGGGCAACTTATCTATTCTCAAAAGGTTCTATGATCGGATTATCAGAAAAATTATTACACCAGTTTGTAGAGTATACCGCTAACAGAAGAATGAAAGCGATTGGATTAACTCCTGTGTACGATCAAAAGTCTAACCCATTACCATGGACAGATCATTGGTTAAACAGTAGAGGTACCCAGAATGCTCCACAAGAAACTGAAATAGAAAGTTATGTCATTGGTGGAATAAAACAAGACGTAAAAAAAGATCAATTTAAAAAATTTAAACTATAATGATTGAAAAACGAGAAAAGACCTGCTCTAGCTGCGAGACTAAATATATGGTACAATGGGATATTGAGGTACAAGACCTTGAGCCATTGACTTGTCCATTCTGTGGACATGAAGTTGAGGAAGTTGAAGCAAATGAAGGCGAAGATACAATCTGGACAAACGAATCCGAAGACGATAGTTGGGATTGATTATAGTTTGAATAGTCCTGCTATTTGTATAGCAGATGATAACTTTGATTTTGACAAGTGTACTTTTCACTTTTTAACGAGTAAAAAGAAACACATTGGACAATTTGGTAAAAATGTATTTGGTTATGAACACAAAGAATATACAACTCCGATTGAAAGATTTTCCAACATTTCTAGTTGGGCCTTGGATATTATTCACAAACACAAAAAAGAAACAGCACAAATTTATATTGAAGGTTACTCGTTTGGCTCAAAAGGTCAAGCTGTATTTCAAATCGCAGAGAACTGTGGTATTCTTAAATATAGATTACAACTCTCACCAACATTATTATATGACACAGTTGTACCTAGTGTTGTTAAAAAATATGCGTCAGGTAAAGGAAACGCAGATAAACAATTTATGTATGATGCTTTTAAAGAACATACAAAACAAGATTTGATAAAACTATTTGATATGGGGAAATTAAACAATCCAGTTACAGATATTATAGATAGTTATTATATAGCGAAAGTAGGTAGTGAATTATGAAGAAAGCAATTATAACAGGAATTACAGGACAAGATGGAAGTTATCTAGCGAAACTATTACTATCAAAAGGGTACAAGGTGTACGGCGCTCAGAGGCGTAATACAGGCCTTAAACACTGGCGTTTAGATGAACTAGGGATAACAGATCAAATAGAATTTGTTGACTTTGATTTGGGAGAACCATACAATATAGAGAAGACTATTGACAAAGTACAACCAGATGAGTTTTATAATCTGGCAGCACAATCATTTGTTGGATTATCATTTGAACAACCACAAGTAACTACAATAGCAAATGCGTTAGGTGTTCTAA